TGGCCACTGTTTATTATTCTGTCTTTGTACTTTGTAATTCCATACAGTGAGTTTGTAGTTACTCTCGGTGCTCTTGGTTATTTCAAGTTTGAAAAGGCATACCGTAGGTTTTTCGCAAAAGTTATCTCTCCCCTACCTGATATAATTAAGTATGGTGGATCGGTTATCTTCTTTCTCGTAATGCTAGATGACACTCTTTTCTATGCTGCTATTATTCTTGCAGCATTGTGGACTGGGAGAGAAGTCAAAAAACAATCTAAAGAACTCCAAGGTGAGTCCTCTGCTAAATAAAGTAGAGGACTTTTTTTATGCGTATAAATGGCGCAACCTACAAGTAGAGCAGAACTAAAGGACTACTGTCTGAGAAGATTAGGTAGACCTATTCTGGAAATTAACGTTGATGATGATCAGATTGACGATCTAATTGATGACGCTATTCAGATGTTTAATGAGCGTCATTATAATGGTACTGAGAGAATGTTCCTGAAACATCAGTTTACTGCTGATGATAAAACACGTTTTACAGGAAGTGATGAGACCCTTAGTGTTGGGTCTACTGATTGGTTGGCAAGAAATAATTACATTCCTATCCCAGGTCATATTACTGGAATCAATAAAGTATTTGGTATTAAGGGTAGTAATATTAGAAGTAATTTATTTGGATTAGAATATCAACTGTTTCTTAATGACTTATATCAGTTTGGATCAGTTGATATCTTAAGTTACTATATGGTTAAGTCATATCTAGAAACACTAGATATGGTGTTAAACAATGGTAGTTTTATTCCTTTCAGATTTAATCAACGTCAGGATCGTTTGTATATTGATACTGATAGTGATTTTGTAGAAGAAGGTACATATGTTATTATCGACTGTTGGAGAGTTTTAGATCCAACGGACTACACTCAAGTATATAATGATCCATTCTTAAAGAGATATACAACTGCTTTAATTAAAAGGCAGTGGGGACAAAATCTAATTAAATTCCAAGGTGCTCAACTTCCTGGTGGTATCACCTTAAATGGAAGACAAATTTATGATGATGCAGTTGCTGAAATTCAAGCAATTGAAGATGAAATGGCATCTAGATACGAACTTCCACCAATGGATATGATCGGATAAGATGGCAAAGAATACTTACTTCACTCACGGAACTAGAGAGGAGCAGATGCTCCAGCAATCTTTAGTGGATGAATTTATCAATATGTTTGGAATTACTACGAGTTATATTCCAAGAAGATTGCTAAGAAAGGATGCAGTTTTAAATGAAGAGATAATCTCTGAGTTTACTGACTCATTCACTATGGAAGCATATCTCGAAAACTTTGAAGGATTCCAAGGTGCTGGAGATATTCTTACTAAGTTTGGAATTAGATCAACTGATGAAATTACCTTAGTAATTTCTAGACAAGCATTTGATGATTTTGTTTCATTACCAATGCAATTAGTTGATAATGTTCAACTACCACAAAGACCGTCAGAAGGAGATTTAATTTATTTCCCATATTCTGATAACTTATTTGAAATTAAGTTTGTAGAACATGAAGCACCATTCTATCAGTTTGGTAAACTTTATACTTACAAACTGAAGTGTGAGTTGTTTGAATATACTAATGAAACTACAGGTGAAGGTATCTTTGATACTCAACGTGATGAAGGATTCATTGTCAAGTACTATTATGAGCAGGCAACTCTTTCTGGTCAACCAGAGGTTGGTGAAAAGGTAACAGGATCTATTACTGGACTAACTGCATTCATTAACCTTTGGAATCCTAATGAAAGGTATATTGAACTCAGAGCACCAACAGGTAGTACTGAGCATGGTCAATTCCAGGCTGGAGAAACTCTTACAGGATCTAACAGTGGATTCTCTATAAATATTTCTAGCTTCGACGAACTTGATATGAAGGATACTTACGCCGACAACATTGAGTTTGAAACTGAAGGCGACGGAATCCTGGACTTTACAGAAAGAAACCCATTTGGAGAATTTGGAAATAGGAGTTAATTATGTTAGGAACTTATAATTATAACCAGGTTATTAGAAAGTGTGTTGTTGGATTCGGCACACTTTTTAATAATCTGGAGATTCGTAAATTTAATGATGATGGATCAGTTTACCAGAGGATGAAGGTTCCTTTGGCATATGGTCCTAGTCAAAAGTTTTTAGCTCGTCTTGAGCAACAACCAGATCTTGGTCGTCCTAATGCGATCACTCTACCACGACTGTCATTTGAAATGACTGGTATGAGTTATGATCCAACAAGAAAGCAAAGTCCAACACAATACTGTTTGACTAACGAGGATGCTACTGGAGTAAAAAAGACATACATTCCAGTACCATATAATCTTGAGTTTGAACTAAATGTTCTTAGTAAAACTCAAGATGATTGCCTGCAAATTGTAGAGCAAATTATACCATTCTTCCAACCATCTTTCAACTTATCAATTAAATTAGTTGAAGAAGCAAACATTATTAAAGATGTTCCTATTGTAATGAATAGTATTTCATTCAACGATGATTATGAAGGGAACTTTGACACAAGAAGAGCACTTGTATACACTCTAAGGTTTACTGTAAAGACATATATTTACGGTCCTACTACAGATACAGGTCTCATCAAGAAAGCGATCACCAAGGAATATGCCAAGGTTGATCTTGCTTCACCTGGAAGATATCGCAAGTATCAAGTTACGCCAAAAGCAAAAGTTGATAAGAACAACGACAATGTTGTTGATGCTATTGACGATTCATTGCTTGTATCTGGTGATGACTTTGGATTTAACGAAACCTCCTCTTTCTTTGAAGACCTATGAGCGAAAACTACGACGGAATCGAAGACGCATTAAATGTAGAGGCAGATATTGTCCCTGCAGAAGTTACACCAAAACCAAAGAAAAGAACAGAACGTATTATTGATATTGAAAAAGATATCAAAAAAGATTACGACTATACTAGAGGTCAACTCTATGATGTTATTGAGAAGGGTCAAGAGGCGCTCTCAGGTGCCTTAGACGTTGCTAATAACACAGACCACCCTAGAGCATATGAAGTTGCTGGTCAATTAGTTAAGAGTGTTTCTGACGCTGCTGAAAAACTTATTGATCTTCAAAAGAAAATGCAAGACATTGAAGAGGGTCCTAAGTCCAAACAAAAAGTTACTAACAATAATGCTTTGTTCGTTGGGTCAACTGCAGAGTTGTCTAAACTAATTAAGCAAGGTCTTTTAGATAATAAATAAACATAAAGCTTTATTCCGATGGTATACACAATTAAGTCCAGTGCTGTAGCACTGTCAGACACAGCAAGTACGGTAAGCGATGCAAATCGTGTTCTCATCCAACACAATGCAAATGCTGGCACTTCTCATTTAGTCACTCTTAAAAGTGATGCCACCGCTGGTGGTCCTGCAGTTGTTGGAACTTTTTACATTCACCCAGGACAAGATATCGTAATTAAAAAAGATAGATTATTTACTCTTGAAGTTGACAGCAGCACTACTGATGTATACGCAACCTCTATCGGATTAGAAGGATGAAAACATTTAAAGAATTTTGTACACAACTTGACGAAGCAGCATGGACGAAAAAAGCAGGACAGAACAAAGAAGGTGGACTCAACGAGAAGGGCAGGAAGTCCTACGAGAGGGAGAACCCTGGCAGCGACTTGAAAGCACCAACCAAGAAGAAGGGCAATCCGAGAAGAAAATCCTTCTGTGCTCGGATGCGTGGAATGAAGAAAAAACTTACAAGTAAAAAAACTGCAAGAGATCCAGATAGCAGGATCAACAAATCATTACGAAAGTGGGACTGTTAATTTATGTTGACATCATCTGAAAAACTTAAGATATGCGAAGAATGTGAATTTTATAAACCGTCAACAAAACAATGTAGATTATGTGGTTGTTTTATGCCACTGAAGACACTTCTACCTGGTATGAGGTGTCCTGATTCGCCGCCTAAATGGGAATGACTAAATTAAAGCAGAATGAAATTTATCTTGGCAACCCTAATCTAAAGAAAGTTGGTGTACCAATCAACTTTACACCTGAGCAGATTAAGGAATACCTAAAGTGCAAAGCAGATCCTGTCTACTTTGCTAAGAACTATTGTAAGATCGTATCTCTTGATGAGGGTCTAGTCCCATTCAATCTATATGATTTCCAGGAAGACATGGTTCGCCGCTTCCACAATAATAGATTTAATATTGCAAAGTTGCCACGACAGACAGGTAAGTCAACCACTGTTGTGGCATATCTTATGCACTATGCTTTGTTCAATGACAATGTTAATATTGGTATCCTAGCAAACAAAGCACCAACTGCGAGAGAACTTCTCGGAAGGTTACAACTTGCATACGAGAACTTGCCAACATGGTTGCAGCAGGGTATCATTGCATGGAACAAAGGATCAATGGAGCTTGAAAATGGCAGTAAAATTTTGGCATCTTCTACATCTGCGTCTGCTGTCCGAGGTATGTCGTTTAACATCATCTTCCTCGA